GGTAGTAATTTAAAGCGTCAGGACTATTCTCATATCAGTTGACGCAAGATCAGCAAGTCTGCCAAGGCGCTATGAGTGCCTATCTTCTGATAGCCCGACGTTAACTCGGGCTCTTTTTTTAAATGCACGGTGTATCATCAAACACCTGGTTACCAGCATCATTGATAATAAACGTCACCACGCCTTCAACAACAATCCCGTCATCTAAGAATTCATCATCAAAAGCAATGAAGTCATCTTTGTCGATCAGCGACTCGAGCCCGCGCCGAACAATCGTCACCAACCTGTAAACCCCATGCTTACCATCGATCTGGATAAGCAGGAGGTGGCCGTCTACGGGTTTTATTGCACTATCAACTATCAGCATTGTTCCAGAGTTAATGCACATGCCATGATAGCTCTCGGCAATGACCATCCTCACAGATGGACCACCGAAGGAGCATACCTTATTCAGGTCAATGCGAGACTCGATGTAATCACTCGCCGGGCTTGGAAATCCCATACTCCCCTCCTCACATCACATAACCCATATTCATCAGGAAATAACACTTATCGTCGCCGTGGTGATCCGTGTAATCACGAAAGCACATTTGATATCGCACTATCCAGTCGTTCGCCTCCTGCCTTGACCAGAAGTGATTCACCTTGGCCAGTTCCTGAACGAAACGAACCGTGGTGACTACATTCCCTCTCTTCGGATCTCGCGTAATACTGTTGCGAAAGGCGACATTGATGTCTGAATTTCTTGCCATATAGACCTCACGAAATACTGTTTATATATACAGTATAAACATGATGATTTTGTGTTGTGAACAGTTAATGCGGAAGAATATCGTAGGCTTCTGATCAGCAAGGGAAGAAAAATGATTTGAATAATTCAGCATCAACCCGACTGAGTTGGGCTTCAAGAGTTAACTGCACTTAGAGCTTAGTGAGCAACCCTGTACTAGGATCGTAAGTATCTACGATTCTACTATGGCTGGGTTGCCCACCTGGTAACATAGTTAGGAATAATCTAAACCGTTATATCTGATTCCAAATACCAATCAGATGCATTTCCATCATTGTAAGTTATGACATATTGGTTAACTGAATTTGAGTATTCAGCCCTGCCAGTTACCACTCCTGAAATATCATCGATACCATTAACTTTAACTTTAACTTCCTGTCCCATCTCATATTTAAAAGACATGTTATCACCTTATGAAAGAGGTATTCCGGTAACAAGATTACATCTTGCGGAATTATATGGGGTTCCAGAACCAAGGTATTTGCAGTTAACAGCCTGAGCGCAGTTAAAGCCATAGAACATGGAATCTTGTGCAAATGAATCATAGGCTATCAAATATGGCTGATTATCAGCGCCGCTATACCCCTGAGAGGTATAGCCATTCCTGTCACCATATGAACGCCCGTTGTACACCTGAATTAGCGTTCTTCGGGCATAGGTTGCCCCATCCAGTGGATTGGCATTGGCCTCAATGCCACCAAGCTTACCTGTCGGAAGTCGGGTGCCCAGGGCATTCTTCCGGGTTTCCGGGTTTACGTACGTGGCCTGACATCCATAGGCGGGTGTTAAGCCGCTGCCGCCGTTGTATTCGGATATTGGATTTAGACCATGTACCAAGCAGTTTTCGTGAGCAGATTCCCCATCATCCACATTGTCATGCGTGTAAATATACTGATGGTGATAAACAGACCAGGCGTGAGTATTGAAGCCATCACTGGTGGTTGAGGAGCCATTTGAGCCAGCGCCAGAAGCCTCGCAGCGAATATCCTCATGCCAGTTGCCATTGTCGAAACAGTTCACCGCCCCGCCAAGGACTCGAACATCAGTATTGCGGGATACCCGGAAGCCCGAGGTTTGAACATTCCCGTAGCGAATATCTACTCCAGTTATCTCGAGTGAACCACGGGCGCTGAAGTAATCGCAAACATCTGACACGATCCCTGTTACCGTTCGAGGCGCATAAATATTAACCCCTGCTGCAGTAGCGTCACCGCCTCCTGGAAGCGTGAAATAAATAATGCCTTCCGATGCTTCCCAGTGAGATTTCGGTAGCCCCGTGTTGACATCCATTTCTGCCAGTGCCGCAGCTTTATCTGCCGCTGTTGTTCTCCATAATTTTGTGCATTCCAGGCGGTAGGATCTTCCACGTAAGCCAGCATGCATTTCACTTTGTGGTACCAGGGTATCCACATCGTTTACGCCATCAAGCCAAATCCACGGCGGTAACTTCCCTGCTGTAAAACCCGTACATGGCGCCTGATAAACATAATTTTGGCCTGCTGTCTTGGTGATCCCGGCAAGGGGAGTACCGTAGCGAATGAGCGGACGGGATAAATAATTACCCTCAATGCCAATTATTTTTACATCCTTCACTTTTTTGTTGCTGATGGACAGGTTGATATATTCACCGGCGGACAGGTAAATCGTCCCCATGCCGTTTATTGCATCATTCGCTTTATCCAGCGTTGCAAAAGGTAACGTAGCACTGCCTGTGCCTGTGGAGTCATTCCCTGATGGTGCTACGTAGGCCACCCCTTTTTCACGATGGCGAACCCAGTTTGCGCTTCGTCCTTCACGAATAGAAAAGCGGCCAGCATAAATTCGTGGAACAGCTACGCCATTAAGACCTTCAACACGAATATTGAGAGATATTGATACAGCGTTAGACGGCAGCGTAATGTTCGACGCTATGTTCAGGACTGTCTTTTGCGTGATATCCGCTCTCGGAATATTTCTGGTGTAATACTGCCAGCCGGTCCCAACTGTCGGATCGTCGTTGCCACTGGCATTCTGCCATGCGGTATTAATCAAATTACCTGAACTGTCATATGCAGAGAGTCTGATACGGAGATTACCAAGCCCTGATGAGGCATTAACCCCCTGATCGCCTATCTTTTCCAAAATTACACATGAAACTGATAACTTTCCGGATTTAACGTTAGATACCGGGATTTTAGCAAAGTCATATCCGCCAGCACCGGTAATGCCAGCAGGAGTAACCAGGCACAGTTCGCCATTTTTTTCAGAGACAACTAACTGGACCGGCCAGCCAGGTACGGTATCCCCTACAACGCAACGGCTCAGCGTGCTGTCAGGGTAAAGATTTTCAAAAGCACTGAACCCGGCAATATCTGAGGCCTGCGCCAGTGAGGTAGCTGGCGTCAAATAATCGGTAGTGTTAGAACCAATGACAGCTGATGCCGATGTGGCTTTATTAATGCTCGGCCTTCTGAAAGATGAATTTTTACCATCCGCAATCATCATGTCTCTAAAATATAAAGATCGTGCTACCGTCGTACTGCCTGATAAAACCCCGATATACATTGAAACATAAGCACAAGATGCATCCAGAGGGATGGCTGTAAACTCAAATACCGTTGGTGATGAAACCCCAGCTGCGCCGGAAACGGAAATTATGTTTCTAGCCGCTGTTATCTCGACGCCAGATGAGTTGAATTGGAAAATACCCACCCGACAGTTTGCCGTTGTGCCATCAGTAGCTGAAACGTCGACTATCTGAATAGAGCCAGAAACAAAGCCAGTCGGGAATTTTGACGATGGGAAATACTCAAGATAAGTACCCTGTTCTGTTGTTGCTCCCACAGTTGTGGTAAGCATCCATGCTGGCAGACTGAGGATAGCAGAGGCAATTGGGGTTAAAGCACTCCCGGGTTTTAGAGGGATTGAAGCAGTTAAGTCGAGATTTTCAAGGGTAAATAAATTTCCTTGAGAGTAAGTTAAGCCAATGGCTTTATTCGCTGTAATGGCAGCATTTACGGATAATTGCGAAGGCATTTTACGGCCCGTAGCAGTCAGAGTACCAGACGTATTTATGTACTCGACAGCAAGCGCATTATCATCAGAACTGCGAACATAAGTAGCACTCCCGGCAGGGATATTCGCGATATCGGCCTGGGCGGCGGCCAATGTCATATACTGCCGGCTAAGTGGGACAAGGTTCGTCAGTGGGTCTTCAACCGCGCCAACCACCTTTGCAATGTGCCCCCAACTTGGTCCGGTATACTGAGTGCGATCGGGGCGCGTAACGGTAACTGACGGTTCATCACTGTAAATCCCCTGCCAATTCTCAAAGTCCAGAATACGTCCGCGGGCAACCTGCGCGAAGTCGTTGATAACTTTCTGCGTAATAGCCATCTGAAGCAAAGCTGGCACGGAATTCCAGGAAAGTCCGGTTGATGTGGGGCCGGTGAACGCTTCGGTAAGAGTGATTTCCATATCTGATACTACAGCGGAAGCGACAATAGTAAAGGGAGCACCACCCACGTTAACGTACATAAAATCACCGGATTTTAGCTCCGCACTGAAGCTGGTTCCGCTACCGATGACTTTGTTAGAACCATTGGTTAAATCAATAGTGCCTGCTGGCATGATTTTCTCCGGACATAAAAAACCCGCCTAATAAACTGTCTGCTTAAATTTGAACAGTATATTTAGCGGGTAATAGGGTTAATTTATGATATTTGCGTTACGGTTTGCAAAAACATTAATAGTCTGATTTCCTACTATATTTATATTTGCAGGCGAGGAAGAACTATTTCTAAATCTTATGCCGATTATTGTATTCCCACTTCCAGAAGGAGAAACAACTTGTCGTGAGCTAATAACTTGATTTTGCCCTGTAGAAAGTGTTTCAGTAGCGACAACATTACCTCCCACAACCCAATCCATATATACTAGTCCGGGGCCACCTAATGAAATATTAATGTAAAATATACCATTACCGTTCGCACTGGTTAACGCAAGTTTACGCTCAAAAGAAGTCTGAGCGATCCCACATATATTGTATTCAGCCGAAGTCTGATTCCCACCCAAACTGAATGAACCAACGTTAAAAGACCTGCCGATGGAAAAGTCAGAAAGGTCGCCTACTATCCTGTTAGCATTGAGCGTACCAAGGATTGTGCAATTCTCATTAATCTGTACATTATTCAACTCGCCTTCGCTGGCATAAATCTTCCCACGTACAGTAACCCCAGAGAACTCTGCAGTGCCATTTTTATTGATGTGCCATCCCGCCTGACCTGGGATGTAAGTATTGGATTCTATGTAGTCACCAATCATGGCATTCGTTATCCATGCATTTCCGATGAATGCCTGGCTAATAAGCACCTGTCCATCTCTGATAATAAACGGCGAATAAAGATTGTTCCCGCTACCGCTAACGACGACAAACTGGTTGGCATTTACGGCAAATCGGGTCTCTACTGCCGTGCCATTCACTATCGCTGCAACAGAAATCCCCGCATCGTACTTCGTGCCATTGTAGTTAAGCCCCATCTTCATCGTCCAGATTGCAGATGGCCCGCTGGCATCGGCATACGCCGTGAATTTCTCCTGGATCACCGCTTCCTGCTCACCAAATTTCGCCGCTACATCCGTTTCGAGCTGAGCGATAGAGCTGTTCGCATCGGTAGCTATTTTTTTGGCTTCAATGATGCCAGCGCGGTTTTGACCATAGTTTTTCCACTGCTGATCCACGCTGTCATAGTTAGCAAGAATGCTTTCAGCCAGAAGTTGGGGATCGGTAATCAGCGGTTCTAAAAGCGCTTTACCGTCCTGTGTTTCAAGATATTTTTCCAGCGTGTCATGAATAAGGTCGTTGGCATCAACATTACTCGCACCGGCGACATATTCCGTCCAGTCCCCCACGTTGCCAATTCTGTCAACCAGTCTGGCCCGGTACCAGCGCCTTATACCTGCCGGCATTGGGCCATGCTGATATGCAGACCCCGGATAAGGAACGGTGGCCAGCAGAGTTGGGTTTTGATGGTCAGCCGTGGTTGATTGCTGCAGCTCGGTATAGGCTGTATCGCCGCTGCCTGCAGGAAATCCCCAGGTGATATCGATATTCCACACGACATTGTTAGTTGCAAAAAGATTGGTCGGCGTTCCCGGTTTTCCTACCTTACCGTTTAGGGTGGTTGAATTTGCATATCCCCATGGTGATGACACATCGACCGCATTGACTGCCCGGACGCGGACATCGTATACACCGGAGTATATCCCCTGAATGGTAAAACCCTGCGCGCTGGTCTTACCAACGTTAACCCATTCGCCGTTGTCTTTACGCCACTGCGCAGTGTAATTGATCGCCCCTTCGACTTTGTCCCAGGATGCCTGAAGCGATGCCACCGTGAGACCCTGAGCAATGTGGTCAACTTCGGTGATCAGGATATTGGTCGGTGCTTTCATCACGTTGGTTGGCGTGACAGTAATCGGTGCTGCATCGACTTTCACGCCGTCATCAATGTACCGGTACTTATTCGGGTCATGCTGTACGCCAGCCACCGTAAAGGTACCGTTATCATTAGAGGAAATTGAGGTGATGCGATAATACTGAATAGCCAGGTTATCGCTGTCGATGGCCCACACTGCGCCAGCGACCGGTGTCATGCGGTATGCCGTGGCCACGGTGTATGTTTTCTTATCGGCGCTCACGGCACTGATTGTCCGCGTCTGCGCGGTTCCGTCTGGCAGGTTCACCACAAGACGATCGCCAATGCCGTAATCTGCGACACGGTCAAGAGTGACATTTCTGCCGTTCACCGCACTGATGCGGCCACCGTTGGCTTTCCCTGCTTTGAAAGGGTCAGCAATACCAATGATCTCCGCCGGCATCGGGATATAGCCATCGAGACCGACACCAAAAGAAACCGTGCCGTCTTTAGCATTGGATAAGATCACCCAGCGCCCGCGGCGGTGTGCCTCACTCTGCGACGTGCAACCAATTGCCGTAAGTTGGGTTTCATTCCAGTTGTATCGCTTTACCAGATCTGAATCGTAGACGCTTTCAATTGTGTCAGAATAGTGGTTTATCGGATCAGACCAACTGACTTGGCATGATGAAAATCTATTTTTGTATGAACCGCCCGCGTAGGTGAAAAGACCATCAACCACGTTAGCACTATGGTAGGTGAAATCTACGTCGTCCTGCGGCACATCAGCCCGCACGAATATCTGATCATTACCCCAGAAGGTAATGCCACGAAAGACAGCAGCCAGATCCCGCAGCACCGTGTAAGCATCCTGCTGGCTCTGGATGAAAACGTTACAGGTAAAACGCGGCTCGGTACCCCCCGCCCCGTTGGAAACCGGTTCGTCGCAATACTGCGCAATGCTGTAAAGCGCCCATTTATCGATCATGGTCGCGTCAACCCAGCTTCCCATGCCATAAATCTCGTCAAGCACCAGGTCGTAAAAAATCCACGCTGGGTTGTTGCTATAGGCAATTTTAAAATCACCCGCCCACGTCCCGCTGTATGTTCTGGTCTCCGGGTTATACGTTGTGGGTACCCGGATCAGTTTGCCCTTAGGCTTACAGGTGGTTTTTGGCGCGCTCCCGTTAAACTGGCTGGAGTCGAGCTCGATATAAAGCAGTGCGGTATTCGGATAGCGCAGCTTGCTGTCGATCACTTCGGCAAAGGAAAATACCTTGAAGGCGTTAATCAGTTTGGTGGAGGTAGAATCAGCGGTGATACGCCGGACGCGAATAGACCAGCCGGTAGTGGCGGACGGCAAGTCGATACGGTGGTCCCGCTGATACTCTGAGGTTGTTTTCCCGTCAAACGAGCCATTCACCACGGTCTGATAAGCAGCCCCGTCGGTAGAAAGGTCAATCGCATACTGGGTGACTGTCCCCACCATGTCACCGTTATCTTTATACTGATACTGAATCGGCAGGCTCAGTTTGATACGAATGGCATCGAGCGTCAGGTTAGAAAACTGACGGGTCCAGGGTGAGGACGCTTTGACTTCAATCCCCACTGACGACTCATTATCAATCTCGGGCATGCCCTGAAGGTATGTTTGATCCTGCGTGCCTTTGCGGTAATCCCATTTCACGCCGGTGAAATTATAGGTGCCGTCGTCATTCGCCAGTTGGGTATCGTTAAGGAAGATTTGCTGAGCAACCAGATCACCCTGAATTTCACCTTCCGAAAGAGCAATGACCATTTTCAGTTTTGCTTCGGATAACAGGTCATCTGCCTGCTCAACCGGCGTATGGGCGCTGCTGCTCCCCCCCTTCGCGCCGCGGATAATGGTTTCACCTTCAAGAAGTCGCATATTTCACCCATAAAAAAACCCGCCGGGCGGGTTATTTAGTAATTATATTGAGGCTACTGCTGGTCGCTGGAGAAAATCCCTGCACTGATAATGGCTCCGCCTATTTCACGTTCGCCGTAAAGCAGTGGTACCGGATAACCCATTGCAACCGTATTAACCGGTGAACCAAAGGCGTAGTTGGCTTTGTTGTCGGCGTCAGAGGATGCCCCGACATTAAAGCTGGGTTGAGGTGTCAACATCTGCACCACACCACCAATAGTCATGCTCAGACCAATACCGACCAGAGCGGTTGTTGTCGCTGCCGCTGTTGCTGCGCTTATTCCGGCGAATGCCGCAAAAGATGCGCCCGCAGTAAAGAAGGCCGCAACCAATGCCACTGCACCTATAACAATCTGCAGCATGCCAGCCCTCTTAGCGCCTTCAATCACCGGCACCATCATGTATTCTGTGGCTGCTGCCGACATATCAAACTCTTCGAGCGAGATATTGTTTTTGCCGCTGTAGAAAGCGAATTTCACGCCATTAAGATGAGCATTCGACACGTACTTTTTGAACCCTTTAACCTGGGAGCACATAGCCCGGAGA